AAGTTGAACGGGCACCGGTAGAATGGAAGCATGTTTACCTAATGCCCCTAGACGACGCCATGCGCGCACAGATTGCGCCATTAGCTAAACCATATCCCAAGCGTGACAAGCAAGCGATGGCAGGCGTCCAGTCTGAACAGCGGCGGGGTAGCACCGACCGTCACGCTCCAGAACCAAGCGAGGCCTTGTGATGGCCCAAGGCATAGCACACGAACCAACAGACGCCACGCGCCAGGCGGTGCAGCTTCACAGCACTGTAGGAACACCACAGGACGTTATCGCGGACATTCTCGGCATTGATGCTAAGACGCTGCGCAAGCATTACCGCGAGGAATTGGATCAGGCATCAGCAAAGGCAAATGCAACGGTCGGCGGCGCTTTGTTCAACAAGGCCAAGAACGGCGACACAGCGGCGATGATTTTCTGGATGAAAACGCGCGCCGGGTGGCGTGAGAGGCAGGATTTCAACCACATATCGGAAGACGGAAGCATGACGCCAACAACCATCGTGTTGCAGGCGGCGGAAATGCCCGACGATGACGACCGCAGCAATTAACCTGCCACCCAAGCTGGTGCCGGTGTTTGCTGGCGAAGCAAGATACAGGGGCGCATTTGGCGGCAGGGGTTCAGCCAAAACCCGCAGTTTCGCACTCATGACGGCTGTCAAGGGCTACCAGTGGGGTATGAGCGGCCAAGAGGGGCAAATCCTCTGCGCTCGCGAACACCTCAACTCGCTCGACGAAAGTTCGATGGAGGAGGTTAAGACCGCGATCCGGTCTGTGCCTTGGCTTAACAATTATTTCGAGATCGGCGAGAAATACATCCGCTCAAAGGATGGTAAAATCCGCTACGCCTTCGCGGGCTTGCGGCATAACCTGGACAGCATCAAGTCAAAGGCGCGCATCCTTCTGTGCTGGGTTGATGAGGCGGAAACTGTCACCGAGGAAGCGTGGCGCAAGCTGATTCCGACAATCCGCGAGGAAGGTTCTGAAATCTGGGTTACGTGGAACCCGGAAAGCAAACGCAGCGCGACAAACGCCCGCTTCCGCGAAGATCCGCCCGAGGGCGCAAAGATTGTGCAATTGAACTGGCGCGATAATCCGTGGTTCCCCGAGGTTCTGGAACATGAGCGGCAAGCGGATCACGCCAAGCGCCCTTGGATATACGAACACATCTGGGAAGGCGACTACGCCAGTGCATTCGAGGGCGCATACTTCGCGGCGCAATTGCGGCAGGCTTGGGATGGGGGCCGCATCGGCAAGGTGGGCCGAGATCCGCTGATGAGCATCCGCGCCTTCTGGGATATCGGCGGCACCGGCAAGTTATCGGACGCAACGTCGATCTGGATCGCGCAGTTCGTCGGCAAGGAAATCCGTGTGTTGGATTACTACGAGGCAGTCGGGCAGGAACTGGGCGAGCATATCGGCTGGCTGCGTTCGAATGGCTATGAAAAGGCCGTATGCGTGTTGCCTCACGATGGCGGCACGAAAGACAAAGTGTATCGCGTCAGTTACGAGAGTTCGCTGCAAGACGCGGGGTTTGACGTGATTGTCGTTCCCAATCAGGGTGCGGGCGCTGCACAAAAGCGGATCGAGGCGGTGCGGCGTTTGTTCCCGAGCATCTGGTTTGATCAGGCGAAGACGGACGCGGGGCGCGAGGCTCTGGCGTGGTATCACGAAAAGCGCGACGAGCAGCGCTCTATCGGCCTTGGGCCTGAACACGACTGGGCCAGCCACGCGGCAGATGCGTTTGGCCTGATGGCAATCGCGCACGCACTGCATGACACCCGGCCTAAATTGCCGCAACGGAAAAGAGGCAGCGCATGGGCGGCATGAAAAAAGCGGACTTCGATCAACTCAAACAATGGGCGCAACAGGATTGGAAAGCGCAAGCGGCATTTCGTGAGGCAGCGGAAGAAGAATACAACTTTGTTGACGGCCACCAATGGACGGCATCGGAAAAGGCCGACCTTGAGGGCAACAGCCGCGTTCCTATCGTGTTCAACCGATGCGCCACCATCCTGGCATCTGTCGCCGGTTCGGAAATCAACAACCGAACTGAGGTGCGGTTTATTCCGCGTGAGATTGGCGACGTAAAGCCGAATGAGGTTCTGAGCGCGGGCGCTGAATGGTTCCGCGATCAGGCGATGGCCGAAGATGAGGAAAGCGAGGCATTCCGCGACCTGCTGATTTGCGGATTGGGCTACACTGAAACGCGGCTGGATTTCGAGGAAGACCCAGAGGGCGCGCCGAAGGTCGAGCGCATTGACCCGCTGACGGTGTTTTATGACTGCCACGCTCATCGGCGAGGATTGACTGACGCGGCGCGGGTCGGACGCATTCACACGATGACCCGCGCCGAGGCCAAGGAAATGTTCCCAGACGCACTCGACAGCGATCTGGACGCGGATTGGCTGGACAAGGTTGACGACGTGGACGTTCACCGCAACATCATCAGCGATCAATACACGAATGAGGAAAACGACCAGAACAATTCCCGCGATACGGTAACGATTGTGCAGATCCAGTGGCGTGAGCGGGTGCGCAAGGTCGAGTATGTCGAGCCGACGACCGGAAAGCGCGAGGAAATCTCTGCGGATGATTTCGACAAGGTGCAGAAACTGGTGCCGGTCCAAGTGCCTCACCGCCGCATCAATGCGCGCGTCTGGTGCCAGGCCTTCATCGGCAAGGCGGTCCTGAAGGAAAGCCAGCCGGACCCCGGCAACCCGACATTACAGGCGATGACCGGCCATTGGGATCGCAAGGAAAAGCGGTTTTACGGACTTCTGCGCAGCATGAAAGATCCGCAGAAGTTTGCGAACAAATGGCTATCCCAGACGCTGCACATCATCAACAGCAACGCCAAGGGCGGTGTTATGGCAGAGATTGGCGCGGTTCAGGACGTGCGCGAGTTCGAGGATAGCTGGGCTGCTGCTGACGGTGTTTCGTGGCTGAACAACGGCGGTCTGGACCGGATCAGGGAAAAGAGCGGGCCGCAAATGCCTTCTGCGCTGATGCAGTTGACGGAATTTGCCATATCCTCGATCCGCGACGTGTCTGGCGTGTCTCTGGAACTGATGGGCATGCGTGAGGCCAATCAAGCGGGCGTTCTGGAATACCAGCGCAGGCAATCGGCCATGACCACGTTGGCGGGGCTGTTCGACAGCCTGCGGTTTTATCGCAAGCGTCAGGGGTCGTCGATCCTGCATTTCTTGCGTGCGCACATTGCGCCGACCGGGCGACTGGTGCGGATCGTGTCCAAGGGGCATGAGCAATATATTCCGTTAGCGATGGATGACGATACGCGGAAATACGACACGATTGTCGATGATGCACCCAGCGCGCCAAATGAGAAGGAAAAGGCCTGGAGCGTCATTCAGCAAATGATGCCGCTACTGCAAAACGCAGGGCTTGGAATGGAAGATTGGGCGGATATTCTGGAATATTCCCCGCTGCCGTCCAGTTTTGCGGACAAGGTGCGGGCCAAGGCCGAGGAAGCCAAGCAACAGCCGCCTGACCCGATGATGCAGCTTGAGCAGAAGAAGGTGATGAGCGAGATTTCCGAGAATGAGGCAAACGCGCAGTTCGATCAGGTTCGGGCGCAGCAAATCATGCAGGAAACGCAGCTTGCGCCGATAAAAATGGCGGCGGAAATGCAGAGCCGAGCGATGCCAAGGGGCGTGTGATGCAAAAAGTAACGAAAATAATTTTCGGGTGTGAGATGACAGAGGGTCAAATCGCGCAGGCGTTTTACGAGCATAAAAACGGCATCGAGTGGCGCGACGTAAAAGCCGTGATGAGCAAATTGCAGGAAATGGAGTATGCGAACGGTATGATGCGCGGGGCGCGGGGGCCGGTATCGTGGCGCACCAGCGTTGCAATTCTCAATGGAAAACCTCACCGCGCCGTTCACATCGGCCCGTATATGATCATCGAGCAAAACAGAGTTGTGCGTCTTGGGGGCGCTCAGAAATGGGGGATGTTTCTGGCCCGTATTTTCCGCGCAACGCGGATAGTCAGTGATCAATGAAATCCCCGATAATCGGGTTTCGCCTACCGGAGCGTTAACCGGCTACGTAGTCAACGGAACTGACAAATGACAGAAGAACAATTAACGCCGGAGGAAAGCGCAGCCCTCACGGCAATGGAAGCGGACCCCGGCGATGCCGTCGAGGTTGTAGAAGACCCCGTGCAATCGGAACAGGCCGAACAGCCCGAGGAAAGGGCCGGCGAACCGGAAGGCGACGAAAGGCCGGTATTCAAGTCCACGCGGACGGACGAAAAGCCGCCCGAGGGTTTTGTTCCGCATCAGGCGATGCACGCCGAGCGGATCAAGCGTCAGGAGGTTGAACAGCGCCTGCGTGATCTGGAATCGCGGCTTGAGAAGGCCAATCAACCCCCGCCGCCCGAGTTTGTGGATCCGCTTGAAGACCCAGCCGCGCATCGCAGATGGGCTGAATATCAGTCCAACATGACGATGCAGGAAGTTCGTCAGATCAAGCAGCAGATCGAACAGCAACAGGTGCAGCAGCGGGTCTTGATGGATGTGCAACAGAGCGAGGCAGAATTCGCGGCGAAAGCCCCCGATTATTCGGACGCGGTTCGGCACTTGTATCAGACGCGCGCATCTGAATTGCAAGGCATGGGTTATGGCCAGAATGAAGTTCAACAGCAAATCCAGAAGGACGCGCAGGCCATTTACCAAGCCGCCAAGTTTCTGGGCATGAACCCGGCGGAAATGGCATACATGCGGGCGCAGTCGCTGGGCTATCAGCGCAACGCAGCCCCGAAAGCAGAGATATCAGCTCCCGCCCCACAAGGGCAGACGGAGACGCAAAAGGTTGTTGCCTTGGCGCGCGCTCAGGAAGCGGCGTCAGGCATCAGTGCGACCGGCGCACCGAACGAGGGACAGTTGACAGTTGCTCAACTAGCCAAGATGTCGGAGGCCGAATTGGCGAAAATCCCCGATGATCAAGTCAGAAAGATTATGGGCGGATAACGACTAAAGGTAGGTGCGGCCTGAAACGCATCTTCGTTTGACTGAACGTAAAACAGCCATCGCCATGCACGGGCGTTACCGAGCGGCAGATATGAAACCTCAACATTGTCAAAGGAGCCAATCACATGGCACAGACAGATTTTGCGGTCAATCATCCTCTTGCCGTTAGCGTCTGGTCGAAACGCCTCGCAGCCGAGGCCTATCGCCGGACGTTCATCGGGAAGTTTATTGGTGAGAGCGAAGACAGCCTCATCATGGAAAAGCTTGACCTGAAAAAAGGCGCGGGCGACAATATCACCTGCGGCCTCAACGTCCAACTGCAAGGCGACGGCGTGCAAGGTGACGCAACCCTCGAAGGTAACGAGGAAGCGCTCCAGTTCTACGACGACAACCTTGTGATCAACCAGTTGCGTCACGCATCCCGCGTCAAGGGCCGCATGACGGAGCAGCGTGTTCCCTACAATCTGCGTGAGACTTCGCGCATGCGTCTGGCGGATTGGTTCGCACAGCGCATGGAT